TCCCTGAGATCAGGTCGAAGATCATCGAGCTTGTGATGAACTCGTTCCCCGCCTTGAAGAGCGTCATAATAGCGTCGTGAATCTCCCAATCGTATTGAGTCAGCTCCCGACGACCTTTGATCTCGACTCCGTAGGTCTTCAGGTCTTCGAGACCGACCGTGACGACATCGAAAACAGGAGTCTTCTTCTGAAGGTCTTTCCGCTGGACATTGATTCGCTTTCCCGTTCCGGGAGTAAAGTCCCCGGCGAACAGCTCTGAAGCGACCTTCGATGTCAGAGTCATCAGCTCTTTCGGTTTCGTCGTGTTGAAGCTGATCAGCTCTCTCGCCTTGTCGATCTCGATCGACTTGAAGCGTTCTCCCTTGTGACTCGAGACATAAGGACTCGAGCTGATCGCTCTCATGACGATCGAGTCGAGCTGTTTGATCCCGTCGGGATCGTCCTTCAGAGCTTCATAGTGAAGCTTCAGGTGATCCCGGATCGCTTCTCGAATCTCTTCAGCGTCGAGCCAAAATTCAGAGCTGTCTCTCCCGACCCGGAGGTCGATCGCTGAGAACATTTCGACATTGTCTCCGTCCATGACCCCGGTCTCGATGACCTTCTTATAATAAGCGTATCGATTGAGGATCAGCTTCTTCGCCTGATCTCGAGCGTGATCGAGAATCTTCGCTTTGTCTCCTCTGAGCTGAGAGAACCTCTTCCGATCGCATGAAGCGACGAAAGTCTTGATCTCCTGACTCTTGAGAACGATCAGATCGCCGACCTCGTCGTTCAGCCGTCGCCATTCAGGAGAAGCGGAATTCATATAAGCTTCATAAGCTTTCTGAACGATCTCATTCATTTCGATGAGTTTCTGAGAATACTCCTCGACTTCTTTGAGATACTTCTCTTTCGCTGACTTCGACTTTGATGTCGGAGGAGTCGGTCGGTCAGGAAACTCAACATGACAAGCTTTCTCGAGAGCCGGGTCAGGAGGATTGTAATGACTCATCTCAGCTTCTTTCTCAGCCTTGAGAGCTTCATATTTCTTGTCGATCGCTTCGAGCTGAGACCGCTCCTCGAGAGTGAATTCATAGATCATCGATCACACCTCTCTTTGATGAACCGTTTGATCTCATCCATCGAGATATAAATCTTTTTCTTCTTCCCGGTCTCGCCCTTCAGCTTCTCTCCGTGAAGTTTTCCCGTTGCGAGATACTGTCTGACCGTGTTCGGAGTATTCCCGAGAATCTGAGCTGACTCGATAATATCAAATGCTTTTGTACCATCTGTAAACACGATCACTCTGATCACCTCTGTTTATCCGGTCGCCTGAGTAAACTCTGTTTATCGATCTTACTGACATACTCCCGGAGAGCCTGATCGACGACCTCTTTGATCGGGATTCGCTCAGTATAAGCGTAGTCTTTCAGCGTCTCGAGGACTTCGACATCGACGATGAATGTCGCTCGAGTCAGATTCGCCGGGAGACCTTCCTGAACAGTATTCGTCTTGATCGTCTTCTCCGTCATCGGACGACCCATCTTCTTTTTCTCTTCGACGGGAGCGAAGAGACCGCTGTTCTCGAGATTGAATTTTTCCTTTGCCATGATCAAAGCTCCTCTCTTTTTATCAATTCGGCGACGATCGCTCGATACTGAATCGCCCCGTTTGACTTGTCGTTATAAGTGAAGATGTCGACCCCGTTGACGGGAGCTTCAGCGAGAGCGGTCGTCTGACTGACCTTCGTCTCGAAGAGCTGACCGGGAAAGTATTTCTCGATATTGGAGACGACCTGACGGTCGAGAGTCCGTCGCCCGTTGAAGAATGTCGCAATGATCCCGGCGATCCTGAGACCCGGATTCATTCTCCGCTTGACGATCGAGATCGTGTCGGAGAGCTGAGTCATTCCCTTCAGAGCGAGGAAATCTGTCTTGATCGTGACGAGAACACCGTCAGAAGCGGTCAGTCCGATCAGCGTCAGGACACCCAGCGAGGGAGGACAGTCGATCAGGACGACATCATATTCGGTCTTCAGCTTCTCGAGAGCTTCTTTCAGCAGGAACTCCCGTCCCGGGATTGATCCGAGTTCAAGCTCCGCTCCTGAGAGCCGAATGTCCGTCGGGAGGATGTCGAATCGACCTGACCTGATCGCCTGGTCGATCTCAGCTCCCTTCAGAACCTCATAAGTCGTCAGCTCGTCCGCTGAGAGATCAGCTTGACCCGCTGAGACCGAGAGTGATCCTTGAGGATCGAGATCGATCAGGAGGACTCGCTTTCCCTGATCGGCGAGACCCGCTCCGAGATTGAGAGCTGTCGTCGTCTTCCCGACCCCGCCTTTCTGATTACAGATTGAGAACACCTTCATCGAATCACCTTCCTTCCTTAATAGTTGATCCCCTTGATGACGATCGCCGTGTCCCTGTTTCCCTTCTTGTCGACGACATCGACGGTCGTCGTGAACTCCTGAAGAAGAGCGATGTCCTGATCAGTCAGACTCGTCTCCCCGCCCTGACCGTCGTGATTACAGAAGAGGAGATTCCCGACGAGAGCCGGGTCTCCGTTGCTGTCGATCGCTGAGACGATCGGACTCTCAGTGAAGAGACCTTCGTCGTCGAGGATAATGTCGAAATACTTCCCGCCGACCTTGCGACGAGCGATGTCGATCAGAGAGCAATTCAGGAGTTTATAATACTCCGTCAGATGATTCTCGTCGTCGACCTCGACGATCCGAGCTTCTTTTGCTTCAGTGTCGATCAAATACGCTTTCATTGTTTTTCTTCTCCTGTCATGATAAAATTCAGGGAGACTCAGACCTTCTCGATCCTGTTATTTTAGCCGATGACCTGATCCTGATCGCCTGAGTCTTTTTCTTGATTCTCGATCATCTGTTTGACATGAGCGATGTGAGGATTGAATTCAGCTCTGATCTCGAAATTGTTTTCGGCGATCAGATTCAGATAGTCCTCGATCTCGTTGAGGAGATAACACATCGTGTTCGAGTGTTCTTCGTGAATCGTTTTCGGGACGAATTGCTCTGAAGCTTCTTCGAAGCTCCGACAGACGATCCCGAGATTCGTGACGAGGTCTTTGAGATGAGAGAGCGTCTCCGCTTCATCCGTTAGCATAGTGACGAGTTTTTCCTTTGTCATTTTCAATCTCCTTTCTTTCGTGGTCTGAGTCTCCCCTGAGTCTTCATTGTATATCATGTAAACATTTTAGTCAAGAGCAAAAAGAGAAGCGTCAGAAGAACGAGACCTCTGACGCTCAAAATCCGAACATTATTTTTCGCTGTCGTCGCCGATCCTGATCTCCGACAGCTGATTTTTCCGAACTATTTTACAATGTAATCAAATATTATTCGGTTTACAGTGTAAACAGGATCAGTAGCCGACCCCGCCATAATCAGACCCGCTCCCGCCTGAAGAAGATGTCGAGCGATTATAGTCTTCGACATAGACGAACATCTCGTCATTATAATCGTCGGTCGTGTCGACCCGGGTCGCCTTGAAGACTTCGTCTTTGTACTCGATCAAACAGCCTTGATCGATGTTCTCATTGTAGTTGAACACGAACAGCCTTGACTCCGTGTTCGCATAGACGACCCCCGCTTCAGCGACGAGATTCTGACTGAGTTGTCGAGTATAACACCACAGATTCCCGATCAGGATCAGCTCGTCGTCTTCGCCGACACCGTGAGGACGATCGTCGATCTTGTAGACCTTCGCTTTCTTGTCCTTCAGAAAATAGAGACCTTTCTTCATTCTGATTCACCTCAATTCGCTTGAAGATATTCGTTCAGATGTTCACACAGACCGACATAAGCGTCGAGGAGTGAAGCGAGACCGTCGATCCGATACTTCGCCGAGGTTGCCTTGATCGGGACGATGTTTCCGTTCCGGTCGGTCTGAACACCCGTGTTCGTGATACACCATTTCAGAAGAGGATTGTTGTTGTAATTGACGAGCTTCTTCTGAAGATCAGCTCCGAGCTTTTGCATAGGAAGAGACAGCGTCTTCGACCCCTGAATACATCTGATCATCTTGAATCCGTATGATTCCATCTCCTCGACCCAATAACGAGCCGAATATGAGTCATAATAGACCCAAGCGACAGAGAGTTCATGTCGCTCTACCATCTCGAGAAACCATGAAGTCACATCGTGATAATTGATCGTGTTCCCTTCACAGAGTCTCAGGAGACCCGCTTCGAACCATTTGTCATAAGGGATTTTCTCATCTCTGACCCGCTGTTCGAAATTGTCTTTCGGGAGAAAATACATCTGTTCGACATACTTCTTTTCGTGCTGGTCACAGATCAGGAGCGTCGCACAGGTCAGGTCAGTCGTGATCGAGAGGTCAGCTCCTCCGATCGCATACCACCCCCGAAAGCG